GTCCTGTAGCACCTGTAGGTCCTGTCACTGTCGAAGCTGCACCTGTCGCACCCGTTGGACCAGTCGGACCCGTGGGTCCTGTAGCCCCGTCAATACCAATAGTCCCAGCGGTACCTGTTGGACCTGTGGGTCCTGTTGGTCCTGTAACGCCTTGTGCGCCCGTTGGTCCAGTAGGTCCTGTGGCTCCATCAACACCAATGATCCCGTTTGTTCCAGCGGGACCTGTCGGACCTGTCGGTCCTGTCACCGTGCTGGCTGCACCTGTTGCCCCTGTGGGTCCAGTTGGTCCAGTAGGTCCTGTAACGAACGAGTCGGCACCTGTCGGTCCAGTTGGTCCCGTGACTGTACTTGCAGCACCTGTGGCACCAGTCGGTCCTGTAGGTCCAGTGACGGTAGAAGCAGCCCCTGTTGCACCCGTAGGTCCTGTGACTCCTTGCGCACCAGTTGGTCCAGTTACTAACGAATCAGCACCCGTGGGTCCTGTTGGTCCAGTAGGTCCCGTCACAGTGGATGCAGCACCAGTCGCTCCAGTAGGTCCTGTAACCGTTGAGGCAGCTCCAGTAGGACCAGTTACACCCTGTACGCCAGTAGGACCCGTAGGACCTGTAGGACCAGTTACACCCTGCGAACCTGTAGAACCAGTAGGACCCGTAGGACCAGTCGCACCCTGAGGACCAGCAGCCTCAGACCCAACAACAACAACCTTCGTACCAACCGTCGCAGGAACAGACGGATCAGCAAGAGCAACCGTAACCGTAGAACCAGTCTTAAAAACAACAACTGGCTCGTTCGATATCGCAACCGTAACCTGGACAGTAGCCATTAACTACCGAGTCACATCGGCAAGAACCGTGACAGTCCCAGACAAAATAGTAGTAATCACACCTGCAGCGTTTTCCTGCAAATCCCAATACAAAAAGCCAGGGTCAAGAGCAGCTGTATTTGTAGCAGAGAACGTAGCTGTCAGTTTTCCAGCTGGACCATCAGTTACAGCACATGTACCTGTGATACTGATAGCTGAAATGTCTGGGGTGACTCTCATCTGGGATGAATACGTGCGACCCGTGATGTCAACAGCGGATGTACCGTCCGTAGTAATAGTTACTTCGACGGTTTCCGTATCACCACGAGTGATAGTTAAATCTTGTTTTGCAGGTGCAGCCATATCAAGGGTATATTACCATTAAACGACATATCCCGCATCGGTTAAAACCTGATGGACATTATCAGAAACAACATAGATTTGCCCTGGTTGTAGACTGTATGACTCGTTGCCGATGTCTGCTTTGACTTTGCGGTTCACTTGGATTTCAACCTTCACATCAGGCGAAACCCAGTCAGGGTTATCCAAGAGGGTGCCTTCAGGGATCAGCGACAGCAAGCGTCGGGTGGCGTTAGACCATGAGAAGGCTTTGGTTTCAGGGATGCGAGAAATAGCAACCTGCTTAATGGAGCCACGATTGGTGTATGCCTCCATCATTAGTTCTTCAAGTATCTTCTGGTTGGGTTCATCCCACAGCCCTACAGACTCCGCTTTGGATTTACCGCATGGAACCACCCCGAAAGCGAGATGAGCGAACTGGGCTTGTCCTGTGCTGTCTGACACGATTGTAGGGATACCACTGGCAATAGCCTGCAACGGCATAAGCCCAAAACCTTCGCCACGAGCAGGAGCCACAAAACAATCAGCTTTGCTATACCAGTCACGTTGCTCGATGGGACTCATCCAAGTCCTGTTAAGAAACACCTTGTCGCCAAGATGTTGACTAGGCACATCCTGTGCATGAGGGGCAGCTTTGATATGTAGTTCAGCATCAGGGAAGTTCAAAGCATTAAAGGCTTTAACTAGGACATCCATCCCTTTGCGTTTCCATAGCGACCCGCCACCTTGGAAACGAAACACCCCATCAGGTTTAGGCATTGGTTTCCAAAACTTGTGATCAACCCCCAACGGGCAGTAGGAAACATCTTTATGAAACTCACTGAACAGTTCCACGTTGTGTTCGCATGGGACAACCACTTGGTCAAACTGACCTAGCCACTTACGGAAGTTAGATGGCAACGTATCGGTTTCCCACATAGAAAACAAAACCCGATGCTGACCCACAAACCAGCCCTTGCAAGCATACGGAACCTGCATATGAACACTCACAGAAGCATGGTTATCCAATGTCACAGACTTAGGAAGCGAATCCTTAAACCCCTGAAGCATCGAACCATACCCCAACCTAGGGTCATCAAACCCTTTCCAAGATTGATAGTTCACAACGGGGCAGGAGTGCCTTCAATTTGATGACGAGAAGTAGCTAACTGTTCAACAGCGTGGCACCCGTCAATAGTTTTAGGTTGCAAACCTTCAGCCCGTAAACGCTTATAGGCAGGCATATCTTTAGACCAGTTCTTTTCCCGCTGATTAATATGCGCAACCGATTCACCACGAGTGGTCGTAGAGTTAGACCCCATCTGAACCCCTGCAACCCTGCAACCAAAACAACCCTCAACATCCAAGTACGGATGAGTTTCCCTATGCTTCACGAAATGAACGCCCCATAACCAGCAGCCACAAGATCGGCTTGTTCCTGACCCTCAACAGTATGCACATGACCACCATGATACGTATAGGAAATCAAACTATGGTCAGACGGTTCAGTTTCCTGAAAAGACCCATCAGTCATTTTGAACACGTTCCGTCCACGACGACCAGGGCGAAGATGGGCAAAGATTCCCCTCTCCTCCGCTTCAGACCAATACACAAAGTTATCTGTTGGAGTAATAAATGTTGCCATATCTAGATAATAACAAAAGCCCCCGCCTTTCGGCAGGGGCTTCGTTAATTCCTTGTCGGAAATGATTAGGCGTTTGTACCAATGCTTGAAGCTGATTCGATACGACGCAGTGCTTCCTGACGGAAAACTGAGTAACCAACGAAATGCTTCCAACCAACTGGACGGAAACGCTTCAGAAGGTCTGTAACTGTTCCGTACACAATTGATGGCTGGTTGCCGTACTCGCCACCCATAGAAACAGCCTTGGCAAGAGCCTGCTGTCCCATGATGAGAGTACCGTAAACGTCAATGGTGCCTGATGCGCCAGAGTTGTCAGATGCGTTAGCGAACAGAGGCGCACGAGACGACTCCATAAAACGAACGCCTTCAAACATACCAATTTCACCGTTGTAAAGAGGCATTGCGTTGGTGTACTTGTATGAGTCACGCCAACCAGATGCGTCTGTAATACCACGAAGGTCGTACGAAACGTCTGGGTGAATGAAACCGACATAGTTGCCACCGATTGTTGGAACATTCGCTCCACGCAATTGAGCCACTGCACGACGGATATCGTTAGCGGTAAGGGTGTCATCAGTGTTGATGGTTGTACGGCTAGATGGGTCTGTTGCACCACCTGTTGCGTAAATCACGTTTGATCCAGCCTGAACAGCGTTACGAGCGATGGTGTCAATTGACAAACCAGCGTTGTAACCAACAGCCTGAGCTGCTACTGGGTCCACAGGGAGGAACGATGATGCACGGAGTTTAGCGGTGGTAACAGTTGCGTTACCGTATTCTTCAAGGGTTACTGTGACCTGGCTATCGCTCATGGCGACAGGGGTTACATCCTCAGCTTCACCCAGTGGCGTTGTAGCCGCTGCGAGATCTGCGAATACGGTGAACTTCACTGAAGCACCTGGGTTTGTAGCGTTTGTAGCTTGAACAGATGCGAACTGGTCAAAATACATTTCTGGACGAAGGGCAAAATATGCCAACTTCTCAAAAGCTACCTGGTCTGTAGTCAGGTTTGCGGTACCTGTCTCTGCTGCGTAATAATCAGCCATTTGGATTTTTCCTTAATTGTTGGGTGGTTTACCCAAGGTCGATACCTTGGGCTTGCGCCTCAGCAAAAATATCGTAAATCTCTTGTTCAGATGATGCTTCACTAATCCTTTTATTCCACGACGGTGGAGGAGGGGCTGACTCGCTACCTGCCGCAATCTTGTTAGATTGCTTCCATGCTTGCTTGTCTGCATCTTCCGACGCTAGGGGTGTAATTAGTTGTGCTTCAACGGCGGCTTCACGGATAGCTTCTGGGGTTAAATCACCGTCGTAACCTTTAACGAAATACTTGGCTTGCGGTGAAGCGGGATCAATTCCTGCTTTAACGAAAGCTAGTTCTCGTTGGGTTGCTGAGAATTCCGCAACTTGTTTGCGTAGCTCTCTGGCTTCTTTTTCCAACTGCTTCATCCTTGCCCGTACAGGATTCTGTGTGGGTTCGGTTTCCGTTTGGTCGTCGAATTCTGAATCGAAATCTTCGTATTCTGACATATGGCACTCTCCTTGGTCCACATCGCACTGGAGGGTTGCGATGGCTACTTAGTTTTTACACCCCATATTTACGCTGCTGACTAGGGGGGCTGTCAGTAGGTCTTCCCGTCGGGATCAGACTTAAACTAACACACTTGAAAGTGTTGTGCTACTGACCGACTGTGCCGAGTGCTGATGCGCCTTGTGCCGATGCGAATCCACCACCTGTTTCGAACGCTGCTTGACGTGAACGACGACGTGCTGCGATTGCTTTACGTGCTTCAGCGTTGGTGCCGAATGTTCCACCAATTTGTTGTTCTTGTGTGATGGCTTGTTCACCTTGGAGTGGGTTAAACAATTCTTGTTGTGCGCCAATGTCAGCAAAACCTTTTTGAGCTTCTGCGGTACTAACACCACTTGTTTGGATTGACTCAGCCTGGGCAGCGGAAAGACCGATACCTGCCTGGGTTTGTGCTTGCGCACCGATCTGGGCTGCGGCTGTACGACGAAGAAGGTCTTGTCCTGTTAGGCGTTTACCGAAAGCATCTACTGCTCTGGTTGGGTCAAGGAAGTAGGCAGCTAGGTCCCCGTCACCAAGGCTGTAAAGTCTTTTCAATTCGGAAACAATAACTGGGTCGGCTTGCTTGACTACTACATAGGCGGCTTTGGCACGGTCTTGTAGTTCTTGGCGGGATGTTTCTCCGCTGATTAGTTTGGCAATGTCGGCTTCGCTGTCGTAGAACCCTGCTGGGAATCCTGCATCTCGAAGGTCAGTTTTGAATTCTTGTTCTCGTGTGATGTAACTACTGTATGACAGTTCAGGTTTGCCTGCGTCACGAAGTTCTTTGTTGCCAGCAAAACGGGTATCAAAAATTGTTTGAATTGCAGGGTCCTGGGAAACATAATAAGAAATAGTTTCTTCAGTCAAAATAGTTGTCGGGTCAGAAACTTTCGTATCAAAGAAAGCAAAGACAGCGGCGGTCTGTGCAGGGTTCAACCTGAACTTTGAGATGACCCCTTTAAGTAGATCTGATGCAGCCATTACAGTGTTCCTCCGAAGATTTTATTGAGAGTAGAAGCAGCACTAGAATACTCTTGATAAGCGTTCTGGGTATTTTGCCATTCAGGACGTTTCCGCAAAAACGATGTCCACTCGGTTGCGTTCATCATCCTTTTATTCTTTTCATCGCCAGCATTAAACAGGTTGGAATAAGCTGGACTTGTCAAGTCAACACTGTTTTCATCCACTTCCAATACTTTGGAATAAAGAGATCTGTAAGGAGATGTGATCGAGTCAAAGGTTTCTGTTTTCAAACGCTCACCAAGAGTCGGGTACAACGTTTGAGCTGATGACCGCATCGTTTCGTTGAACTGTTCTTTGGTTTTAGTGTTAGTAGAAATCTCATTAACCCAAGAGTTAATTGTTGATTCTGTTGGGTCAACACCAAACTGTTTTGCCAATAGCCGCAGGGATGAAGCTGTAACAGACGAGACTGGAGCTGGTGTCCCTGGGGCTGCACCTTCCGCTGTCGGTGTTGGTGCTGGTTGTAAACGAATTGCTTCAGCAGCAGTATCAGAATCCCACTGTTCAGCAGTCCAACCGTTACGGGTTCCTTTTTCGGCAATGGATTTAATTGATGCCTCATCAAGAGAAATACCTTTGCCAGCGAGAACCCTACGAATAGTAGGAAGAAAACTATCAACTTTGTTTTGGAGTTCTACAGGATCAGTAGCCTTTTGAACGTCATATGTTTCCTGTGACTGGGTACGACTGGTCGCCCATTCAGTATTGTCAATAGCCCTGAGTAGGGTGTCTGAATCCCACTGGTTAATAAAAGCATCATCAAAAATAGTTTTAAGTTCAGGGATGTTATATAGGTTTGCTGTCGAACCATAAAGTTTTTTGGCTTGTTCAAATACGTCACCAGATAAAACTACTTTTGTTCGTTCAGATTTTCCTCTAAAGTTTTGGACAGCAGCTAAACGACCAGCAGCTTTATCACCTTTAGGGTCAAGCTTTCCGTTGTCAGTTAGATACGCTTTAACGGATGTATATTTAGTTTTAAGTCTTTTGTTTGCATCGGCAAGAAAAACTTTATCGTCTGCGGTAGCCATTAGAGGTTGTACTTCTTTTCAAGTGCTGTCAGGTATGAACCGAACTGTCGGGCATTGGTATCTTCAGGGAACATTTCTTCTAGTTTGTTTTGTGTGAATGTTTCCACTTGTGGTGGTTGAACAATTTCAGCTGCGGTGTTTTGTCCTGATGTTCTTTCAAGTTCACGGTACAAATTTGACAGTCTGTTTAGGTCGCCTTCGCCTAGTTTGCGTCCAAGGGTTTGCTGTGAAACTTTGTTCATTATTGCTTTAACATCTGCGTCGTTAGATACACGGTATTGGTTTAGTTGACCACCACGGGCAGAAGCACCTGTTGTTGCTAAGCGAGTAATTGTTGTTTCGAAATCTTCTCCATACCCATTAGCTGTGACAAGAAGGCTTTTGTATGCTGAGGTTGTTTTTGAATCAACTACGCCAGGTGCATAACCTTTGCCGAGTTTACCTACGTTGTACATAGCGTTTTGTAAGTTAGACAATTCCTCAACCGATAGACTGTACAGCGCATCTTCGTCGCCTGTAAAGTATTTAGGTTCAGCCAGTTTCCCTGTTACTGGTGACTTGTATTTGTATCCTTCGTACTTAACAAGTGCGCCGCTACTGTTGTAGATTCGACGACCAGAAACACCCAAAGCATATTGCCCACCATCAGAAGACAAAGTAGCTGGGTTGAGCAAAGTAGGGGCGATTGAAGACGGAACATCATTCTGAGCAGGAATAGTAGTGGTTGTGACACCAGGTTTAGGAACTGTAGTGGTTGTCACACCAGGTCTAGGAACCGTTGGCTGCGTTGGCGGGGTGGTCGTCGTCGTTGTCGGTGGTGCCATTGGGTTAGGTGCCATTGTTATTCCTTTTAATCTTCTACTTCTACAGAAATAAATTCACGAGACAGAACATTCTGCCACAAGTTCACAAACTGAGGATACTTTTCAGCAAGACGTTCACCCTCATCCCACAAAGCTTGACGCAAAACAACAGCACCACGGATTTTGGAAGCAGATGACCAGTTGTCTTCTGTTACCTGCGGAAAGTTACCGACTGTATATGCCACGTTCGCATCACGATATTTGAAGTATTCAGTAGCAGCCTTAACAGCATCGTTATCCTGAACAGAAGGTTCTGCAATAAATTTACGGGCTTCAATTAACTGGACACGGCGGTTACGTTGAGAAGCTGTAGCTGCTGCGGCACGATCCCAGTTAGGGTAAGCGGCTTGAACCGCTTTAATTTGTATCTTTTTTTGTTCTTTAATTTTTAAGTTAGCCAAAGTTCCAAACATGTCATCAGGAGAAATGCTATTCATAACTTCCCTCATGTTCCTGTTGAAAGTAAAGTTAGCTATAGCTGATTCAAGGTTAATGGCAAATTGTTTAGGGTCTTTGTATTGGACATCGCCAGCAAGTTTTTGAATGTTCCAAACATCAGGATCAAGTTCACTTGATTTAGGACTGAAATAGCCACCAACGTTTTGGTATTTATCAACAACTGTTTTGTTTTGACGATACCAATCGTAATACTCTTTAGTTGATGAAGACCCAACAATGCTTCTATCTGTAATGGGCTGCATGAAAGCAACAAAGTTTTCATTTCCCCATTCGTTTACAAGCAGTTCAAGTTTGTCTTGATAATCAAGACCGTTCTTGTCTCCCATCTTGTCGATCTGGTTCCAGCGTTGAGCGATTACACCAATAAGGACATTGCCATTTCTGGTTTTAGCAGTCCACTGTGCAATAGGTGCGCCAGGAAGAAACAGTCCAGCCCATCCAATAAGACCGTAAATTTTTGTTCCTAATTCTTTACCATCGGCTTGCCATTGTTCAATAGAATCATAACCAGTGGGTCCTTGCTGACCTGGTGTTGCAGGGTCATAGTCTTTTGTTGCTGAAGCAACTTGCAAAGCACGGATAACTGACTGTGCTGCTTTTTGTCTGTCTTTTACTTTAGAAAACAATTCAAGACCGCTTGATCCAAGGATTCTCATTACTTGATCTGACGCACCAGGAATAAGAAACTGTGCAATGTCTGGACTGGATAAATCGGGGATGCCGAAAGGGGCAATGAGGTCACGTATCTTGTCAAAGTCTGAAGAGTCTGGGAGCATTTTAATTAACGGAAACGCAACTACTGGACCGATACCTGGGTATGCGGTTGTGACCATAGAAAGACCACTAAGACTATTACCTACTCTAAAGTCAAGACCGTTCTTGCGCCATTCTTTTAAGAACCCACCGCCAACACTAAGGGCGTACATTTCTTCACCTGATACTGGATCTTTATAAAGGAATGAATCTTTTTTCCCGTCGCCGTCAATGTCTGTGCCAAAAAAAGTGTTTTGACGTAGCTCCCCCATGAGTTGATCTGCACGGTGAATAACTTTAGGGTTGGTTGCTAACTTTGCAGCTGAACCTGTTAGCTCTACAAAGGCGTCGAAGAAAGGGAAAATCTTTCTGTGTGACGCACCAAATTTTGTTTTGCGAGAAGCATCAAAGTATGTATCTTTTGTGAATCGTGTAGCAAATAGTTCACCAAGTAGGTTTACATCTTCGACAGTCATTTCACCCTGAGCATCAGCAGCCGCTTCAATGATGTCATCTTTTAATGACTTAATGATATTTGTTTTCTTTACGGTTTCTACAAGACGATCTGCTTCTGCTTTGTCCATGACTGGGACTAATTCAATTATGCGTTGCCATTTAGCTTGGTTCCATGTTGGTACACGTGCAAGTTTGTCTGATGCTGCACCATATACCCCGTCCCAAGCAAAAGAAAGCAGTGCGTCGTATCTGTTACTGATTCTTGTTCGTGCATTTCTTGTGTCATTTGCACTGTCAAATACTGAAGGAAAGTAATTTATGCGTGCTGGAGCAAGATCACTTTCTGAATACATTTTTTTGATGTAACTTTTAAGAAGATTGTTTGGTTTGAAATCAAGATTTTTGTCTCCTGTATACGCAGCAAAACCTCTACGACCTGACAGTTCTTCTCCATCAAATTTGTTTTTAGCTATAGCTTCGAGAAGTGAATCGTCATCCATTGCATAGAGCTGAATATCATCAATGTTCTTTTTAACAAAAGCTCTTACTCCATCAAAGTCCCAAATATATTTAGGATCAACTCTCGCTTGATTTTTAATGTATTCACCCAAAACTGGTTTAAGGTCGCCAGTGTGAAACCGTGTTGTGATTTCATCAATAGATTTACCATCTATTAAATCTTGGGCTATTTTTCTTATGTAACCGTTTGATGCTCGTTCAGCAATGCGTTGAGCAAATGCGGTAGCCCAAAGTTCTGGGTTGACTAATCTTTCAACTGATTGGACATGACCTCTAGATACAGCCCCACTTACGGCTGCTGGGTTTTGCATTAAATCGTATGATTTGTTTGCTTGTCCACGCAAAATAGCATCGTCCATGCCAGGTAATAAATCTACAATTCTTGCGTCAAATACAGTTAAACCATTTTCTAAAGAAGCAATTTTATTTATTTGCGAAGTAATAACATCATCGATGGGCAAATTGTAAAGAGTTGTTGTACCAGCACTTTTTAAGTTGTCAAACTTACGAAGAAGACGATTAGCTTCAGCAAGTTCTGCTTCCATTTTAGAAGCCTGACGGGCGGTTCTAATAACTCTGCCCATTGCATCAACATTGTTTGTATTTTTAAACAACTGCATAATGTATTGATAGTGATGGTCAAAAATTCCTGAAGCTGCTAAACGAGCTTCTTCTTCTGGCAATGTTTTTAGAAGATACTTAGGTCTGATTAAGATGTTTGCTTTCCAAACTCTTGACATTGACCAGTCAACAAGATCGCCAGCGGCTTCAACAAGCGCAACTGGAGTATTAACAAGTTTGTTTGGTTTAGTTTCTAAAATAATTTTTTCCCCAGTAACAGGGTCAATTGTTTCTTCTACTATTGTTCGTCTAGCTTTTTCAAGCCGTGAACGTACAGGTCCTAACCTGTCTGCAATTTGTCGAAGGTCAACAGGGTCAATAAGAATAGGGTTAACTTTTAATTGTTGGCTAATAAGTAGAGGACCATATCCTCCTCTAGTACCGCCAATAAGCCAAGGTAAAGGAACCGATGAACCAGCACTATCTGTTACATAACCAGAAACAGTTGCTTCAAATTTTCTTTTCCAAGAAGCAATGCGGCTAACTTCATCATCGGTGTAATTCCATTTTTTTAGTTGGTCTTTAATAACAACATCTTCAAATTTGTTTAGCCACTCAAAAATCACCGTATCGTCGGCTTGGTCAAATGCTTGAAACATTTCTGTCATTAAACGATTACGTAAAGGAAGTGGTACTTCAAGAACGCCCATAACGCTGTCAGCGTTTTTAGCTGCGGTCAAAGGATTATTTAATGGGAAGTCTGTTGACTCTGGAAGAGTGTCAGCAAACGGGCGATACCTTGACACGTTGCCTTTGATAGCTACACCAGTTTTAGTGACAACAGGGCGAGGGTCAATTCCAGGCATTGTGCGAATGTGAGTCATTGGGTCAGCTGCGTATACGGCATCATCAAAAATTGTTATTACTTCATCAACAGTATTTGCTTTTTGAAGTTTAACTGCTGTACCTGGTGGTATCGCTCCTCCAGATCTGCGCCAAATCTCTGCTGCTGTTCCAGACTGAGGACCAGAAAATGATTCAGCAAATTTTTTTCCTTTAGGGGTTAATTTGAAAGCTTCCCAGTTGTTTGGGTTTACAGTACGTCGACCGTTATTAATTCCACCAGCAGCATCAAGAACTAAACGTCCTTCTTCTACTGCTTTTTCAAGAATCTTTCTTGATTCATTTGTCAAAGTGGTAGTAACTTTTGCTCGTTTACCAGCTCTAGCCCCAGCTACAAGTGGTATATCACCAAGTTTTCCAAGACCCAACATCGCCCCTGCTGGGAACAAATTCACTGGATCAGCAAGCAATGTATATGTAGCATCAATGCCGCCAGAGATGGTATTCCATGCTGTGTCGCCTGGTTCAATAAGACCAACATCAGCAAGAGGCGTTGCAAAAGCTCTGCCTACCGTAAATCCAAAACCATAAGTAGTTGGGAATGTTTCGGCTCTACCAGCAGCAACATCTTCTGGTATTTGTCCTTCAACAAAAAATCCGCTACCAACGTTTAACTTGTCTCCACCTGGTAAAGCGTCAGCAATTGCTTGACCAGCTGTTGTGTTAGTAACAATTCCTTTAAGTTGATCTAAATAGGAAGATTCATTTTTTTTGAATCCAGGACCACGAAGGTTTTTCACTGGCAACGGCGCATATAGTTCTGGGTTGTTATACAGAAAAGCTAACGAGTTTGATAAAGCTTGAATAGGAAAATCAAGTCCTGCCGATACTGTTCTTGTTGCTACTTTTGTTCCAACAACAACAGGTTTTGTTATTACACCAAGTTCTTCACGGACTGGTTCAGGTATACCTTCTACCGCTGATTCACCTTTTGAGTAAATGAATTCAAAAGCAGAGTCTTTAATGTCGTCAAAAAATTCAAAAGGATTCTTCCAGCCCATTATGCGTTATCCATAATTGATTTTGTAAATCCTTTAAGGCGACGATTAGCAGTCACTCGATCAGATGGAGACAACCCTGCGTCAGCCATTTTTTCTGCGGCGATGGTGGCAGCATCTTGAACTAAATAGTTTGCACCGTTAAGAATCAAAGCAGCCGTTATTTGTGGGTGGAGCCAATGGAAATTACTAGCCGCATCAATTAATTCTTGTGCAGTGTTTTGACTATAAATAGATTTGTATGTGTTTATACGTTCTGCTCGTGAGGTTTCCCATGTTTGAACATCTTCAAGATTCAAAGGAAGATCATTAGTTATGAAAGCCATTAAGACCTTTCAAGTTCGGCAAGGAACATCAACAAAACAGGGGAAGGATATGAATCTGCAATAGCTCTTATCCGTTCAACCATGTCTTGTTTTGAACCTATGGCTGGGACTGTTGGTCGTGCGCCTAATGCTTCAGGTCCAGGTCCAGGTCCTACCATTGAACCAAGTGTTGCTAGTTCGTCAGGGCGTTCAGTTGTGCGGTTAAGTTCACCGAGTGAACCTGGTTGTACTGGTGGTGCTTGTGGAATAGCGTTAGATGTTGGTGATGGTGCCATTGGTATAGCAGCTTGGGAAGCCATTTGCTTTCCTGCTTCACCGTATGTTTGTCCTGTTGCAGCCATCTTGGGAACTTTGCCCCCTCGAAGATCTGAACGATTTGGATAATCCTTAGCCATTGTTATGCCCCTCCAAGACTATTAGCAAGTGCCATTACTCCACCTGGTGATTGTGGCTGTGCGGATGCACCTGCTCCACCACCTAGTTGACCTAGTAATGATTCTAGCGAAGGTTCTCCTCCAGCACCAGGCGGAGGTCCTGCTGGTTGTTCAGCACCCATTCCTGGCATTGCTAATCCTGGCATTGTTTCAGGTGAACCTGCTGGTGCTTGTTCTGCTTGTCGTGCTTGCGCACGTTTCTGTGCAGCCATGATTGCTTCAGGAAGTGTCATCTTGTTAGAAGCAACCTGTTCAGCAATGTATGCAAGGTCGTCTGGCTGGTATGGACCGTTCGGATCTGCGGCTTGTGCCTGAATAGAAGACAACAATGCAGCTTCAATTCCTTCAGCAACGATGCGGTCCTTTTCCATCTCTGGATCTGCGATAAGAGGGTCGGCTTCACGAGCTGATTCTTTAGACATAAGCCCCGTACCAAGACGCTGACCAAGACCAACAATGAGACTGTTCACATCGGAACCTGCTGCGGAGTATGAAACATAATGGAAGTCTGTTTCCCATAGTTTGTTTGGGGTGTAATCTTTGATTCCGCCACCCATGCCTGAAACAAAGAAAGACTTGGCGTTGTTACCCCAATAGGCTTTTTCAATTCCGATAGCAATCTTGTCTTCTTCAACCATTGACGAAGCAAACAAATCTTGGGCTTCTTGTACACGGAAGTCCACGGTAGCTGCGAGGATGTTTTCTCCACGGCGACCTGTACGGATGTTGGTGCCTGATTCTCCACCGAACTCTGCTGGGATAGAACCTTCGAGGCGTTCTTGGCGTTCAAGACGGTCAAGAGCTACGTCTGTTTTGTATCCAGGTGAGATGTTTTGAACCTGAATATCTCCACCCTTAACGACACCAAGTTGTCCTGTTTTGCCGTCGGCAACCTGGATGATTTCTGGGTTTTCGCCTGGGCGGGCGATAAGGTATTCATCTGGGAAGATGCCACGCTCGATAGCGATTTCGGTGAGGGCTTGCAGTCTGGCACGGGTGTAGTACATACCCATTAGACCGTCGAATTGTCCGTGGGGTTTGTCAAGGGTGATGCGTTG